GGATTCGGTTCTCGCTTAGTCGCGAAGGACTCCCATTACGGGATCCCACTGGCCTTCAATCCAGTGACACTACTGAAGGACCACAAGATGCGTCGTTTGGTTAACGGCGCCGCTCAGGGTACTAAGAGGGCGGCTATGCTGTCCCTCAAAGTCCTGAGTCAAGTTTTGTGGTTGGTTATCTACTTCTTCGGGAGAAGGTGACTATGGACTACATCACCAATGACAAGGCTGAGAACAAGGAAGAGAAAGGAACCTGTAGCCGTGTAACAACGACTTCGGACACCTACCCTGATCCGTTCACAGGCCTGAATCAAACAGTGACCCAACGTAGTTCGGGTGAAATTCCCATGTTCTCGCGGGTTCGGCACTGGAAGTCTATCCAGGGTTGGAAAACCGTACGACTAGAGGACAACTTCGTTCCCCCCGATCACCCCTTCGACATTACGGAACTCCGTAGGTCTGGGGGCTCGGGTAGGACTACTGTTACCCGGCTGCCGCTTCCAAACGGCGGCCATCGGCGACAGGAAATCCGAGAGTCCGCGCTTTATGTGGCACCCTTCCCAGGGTTCCCTCCGGGGATACCGAATCTACGAGCAATCGTGGAGGCGGAAGCCATTGATAAAGCAAAGGGCGAACAGTGGAACGCTCCCGTCTTTGTGGCCGAAGCACACAAGACCGTGAACATGGTAGTGTCACGAGCTACCCAGCTCGTTGATATCCTCCGTGATTTACGAAGAGGGAGGATCAAGCGCGCGATCGACAACATCGTCGACCATCGCCCAGAAACGCTTGATCGAATCGACCGCAAGGGCGTCATCCGCAGATATAACCACAACTACGGAAAGAACGCACCGAAAGCGGCCGGAAACGCCTGGCTGGAACTCCAGTACGGGTGGACCCCCGCCTTAGCGGATGTCGAGAATGCTGCCACTCTCCTCGCAGAGAAGCTGGAGACCAAACGCGATTTCTCCACCATCAGGGTGAAGACAAAAGCGGGTCGACAGTTCATCGTGCAAGAGAAGTACAGCAACCCCACGCCTTTCAATGCGCTTACCAAGCGCATCTACGAGGTAGATCATTCTGCTAGATACGTCTGGCGGTTACGTCTAGGGCTCTTGAACATCCCGGGGCAACTCGGGTTGCTAAATCCAGCACTTATTGCATGGGAGCTTGTTCCGTTCTCCTTCGTGGCGGACTGGTTCTTCCCAGTAGGTGATTGGTTGGAGACGCTTGATGCTGATATGAGGTTCTTTCATCTAGGGGGTTCTTACACCACCCGGACGAAGATAAACCTAACTGAAGTGTACAGCTACTCCAGTCCGTCAACAACGGTGTCGGGTCTTGGAAGCGGGTCGCGCATGAGTCTTGTGCGTACACCCGTGACTGAGGTTCCTAATCCGTCTTACGCGGACTTCCCCTCTAAGCTCGGTCTTATTGGTGGAAAACGTGCGGTCTCCGCGATCGCTCTCCTTCAACAAAACGTCCGCTATATGCGGTAGCCCCCTCTGGGGGTACTTTCCACGAAAGGAGCAGGGTTATGCCCGCTCAAGCAGCACTCACCATCGCCGATGGTGCGGCCACTCCGGCCAACTTCACGTTCAACCCCAACGGGGTTGTTGCTCAACCGAACCAGACTGTCGTCGGTTCGTGGCTGAACAAGTCGGCGGGTTATACCGTCGGCAACATCGAGATCGTTCACCAGTACAAGCCCCGCAACGCGTCGGGGATCCAGCGGCAGCGGTTCCTCATCCGTCGGCCCTCCTTGGAGGTGCTCGCGGGTGGTGCGACCAACACCGGCTTCGAACCGAAGCCGACGGTGGCGTACGAGAACACCGCGGTCCTGGAGTTCTGGACCCACGAACGCTCGACCTTCCGGGAGAAGGAGGACATCTGGGCCTTCGCGAAGAACCTCGCTGCTTCCGTGTACACGTACACGGCGGTCAGCGGGTCCGAGCGACCCTGGTGACGGCATGCCCTCGCGGGTATGTCGACTGTGTCAACGGCCTGCGCATCCCGCGCTAGCCGAAGACGACGTTGAGGACAAGGTGCATCCCCTGGAGATAATCTGGGATGATGTGCCCTACTCTTTCGCGTTGCCGACGTCCGATCTTGAAAGGCTGTTTCGTGGGCCTGCCTTCCAGCAGGCCCCTCCGAACTACCCCTCGATCGACTAGCGTCGGTGCTCCCCCTTCTGTCTCTTCGAGAGGAAAACCATGTTCCATGGCCACGACTTGCGCTCCGTAAGTCAAACATCACGGCGCCCTAACGGGGGATCTGTTAAAGGTCCTGTCAAGGCAAAGCGAGTGTCACTCCCTCTAAGGAGGGTAATACCACTGGCTGAGCACTGGCTCGTACGTGATGTACTGGAGACCCTGGGTTCGCCCAGGGCTCTGGCTGTCTGGCTGCTTTATCAAGAGGGTTCGCCCTCCTCTGTGAAGCAGATTCTTGAGCTTGAATGCAATCCCAACCACTACCTGGACGCTCACGCGTTCAAGAGAGACTGGCAAGCAACTCGGCTGCTTTCAAAGCACGCCGGGCTAGATGCTGGAATCGACAAACAGGCTGTGGCCATTGCATCCGCCGAAGAGGCGGAAGAGAGGTGTCGGATTACCAATGAGGAATTGGTTCTGGTGCGGAAAGGACAGCTTGCGCTGTCCCCGAGAGTAAGCGCGGTATTCCATCGCGCCGCTCGGATAATCTCCAACATCCTAGGACCGGTCCCCACTTGGTGGTTTGACGACCCAGACTACGACCACGCCACGCGTGAATCGTTTTATGCAGCGACCCCTCCGTGCTCAGGGCTGAAAGCCCGAAAGTTCAAGGAGTCTGACCTTCACTTCCACCCTCCCGGGTGGAGTAAAGGAAGGACCACGTCTGCATCTGGACCCTCTCTATCATCTGTGCAAAAATACGGAGCTCGACCAGACGTATCTGTCAATGCTCGCCATCTCGTCGCAAGGATGATGCGGGACTTCCCTCTATGGAGTCAATCGGTTTTGCAAGCCGATGGACCATGCACGGCGCTACCCCAAGCGCTTGTGCCCGTGGAGGGGAACGTAATGTTGACAGTTCCGAAGAATGCCAAGACTGACCGAGTCATATGCTATGAACCGCACATGAACATCGGCCTGCAGCTCTCTGTAGGCAGCCACATTCGCAAATGCCTCAAAAAGGCAGGGGTGAATTTGGACGATCAGTCCGTTAACCAGCGCCGGGCCCTTTTGGGCTCCAAGACGGGACATCTGGCGACGATCGACCTAAAGTCGGCGTCTGATACCGTGGCGAAAGAGCTCGTCTGGGAATTACTTCCAGTCGATTGGGCTATCCTTCTGGATGACCTTCGCTCTCGTAAGACACTTTGGCCTGACGGCACGTGGCGTGTGAACCACAAATTCTCCTCAATGGGGAACGGTTTCACGTTCGAGTTGGAAAGCCTGATATTCTACGCTATCGCTTCGGCGACGGCGGTGAACGTCAGTGTCTATGGTGACGACCTAGTTGTGCGTACTGAAGACTTCTCCGAGGTCTGCAGTAATCTAGAGGCCGCCGGCTTCTGGGTTAATACGCGCAAATCGTTTCACAGTGGTCTCTTTCGGGAGAGCTGTGGAACCGATGGTTTTGGCGGTGTTCTTGTAACTCCTTTCTATCTGAGGCGCACAATAAAGTGCCTTAGTGACGTCTGGCTACTCCACAACGGCATTCGAGAATGCTGGCGCCGTACCGGGCAACCGGAATGGCATCGGCTCCTCGCCAAGTGGAGAGACGTCTTCCCTGGTCCTCTAGGTCCAAAAGACATGGGGGACGGCCATTATCACGTGTCACTCGATGAGAGTGGCGCAACTCGCGACCGTTTCGGCTGCGAGGGGTGGTGGTTTTACACGTATTCAAAGGTGTTTCACCTGAACGTGTGGGGGAACGATCCATCTCGGGTAGTACCCGAGCGGGATTCCGTAGCAGCGCTTTGCGCTGCAACGGGCCCGAAGCGTCCGCGATCCCTCTGGGATACGGGCGCTGATCGCCGAGAGTTCAAGTACAAGAAGACCTTCGTACTCTCCGGCCCCTCGTGGCCGGG